ACAGAGAGTTACGCTAGCAACAGATGACGACGGTGTTGCCCACCTTGCTACTATAGCGGGTGATACAACTGCTATTCAGACCGCCGTAGAGATAATAGACGATTGGGACGCAGTACATGATTCTGCGGCAAGCACTGATGGCCCGCAGATGATGGCTGCTTACGACTCTACTAAACCGGCAGTTGTAGAAGATGGTGATGCTGTGAGAATATTAGCCGATGAATATGGACGGTTACTTGCGGGTGTCGAAAAGACAGCATGGCACGATACGCTTGATAGTGTTGACGCTACTGCTGCTGGAGTAGTTGTTAAGGCAAGTGCGGCGAGTACGATACTCGTAATTCAATCTTATGTCATATCATCAGACGTTGAGGGATGGGCGCATTTAGTTGATGAAGATGATACTGTGTTGACGGGTAAGTTTTGGTTGAAGGCTGGTGGCGGCGTAGCCATTACCTTACCGGATAAAGCGCCAATTATGATGGGTGTAGATAAAGATTTAGAGTTTAGGTGCGAAGCTGCTGGCGCTGTCAGCGTTTCAGCGACAGGATATACGATACCAGGATAATAAATTATGGCTATAAATATTGACACAACTTCAACTCAATACCAGCAATACATGAACGGCCTTGCGAGCTTAAGAACATTCATGCTACCAAGATTTAAGGTCTTTCATAAACTTAGTCTTGAAAAGCAAAAGTGGTGGTTAGCTCGTGACCCATTGATGCGGAGAGTTTTGAAAATGGGATTGATAATCAATAAGCTGACAAATCCTAATGGGTTTGAAACGGAGGTGGAGGATGACTAAAGAAAAACAATTTTGTAATCAAGATACTCCGTCTATTATTGACACTGAATATCAGAGATGTAATTTTGGGCATGATGAAGCTATTGAAGTTGGTGGTGAATGGAAAGGACATAGATTATTTCCTGGTGATGATACACCGAGAACATTTGTAAATTGTAATCTTATAAATTGCGAAACACCGCCTGATAGCATACTAATTGGTTGTAATAGAGCCTTGATAAGACCAGCGGTTTTAATTAGTCAAAGTGACGATATTATAATTGATGGGGAGGCTATCTCTATAGACCATTGTAATAAAATTGTTTTAGGCAAATGGAATGGTGTTGACTATGATTATTTTCCTTCACCAAAAGTATATCTATTTGATAGGGAGACTGAATAATGCCAACTTATTTTTTAGATATTGTTGATGGTGACGATGGAAATTTAGGAACATCTGCCGGTTCTGGCAATGCTTGGCAACACCTTGCATACGCTGCTGACCAAGTTGCAGCAGGTGACAAAGTTTGGGTAAAAGCATCTAATGTTTACGAAACAGAAGATGGTGCAAATGACTGTGTATGGGAAATTGATACAGCGGGAACACCCGGCTCGCCTATTGTTTGGGAAGGCTACGTTGCTACTACAGGTGACGGTGGAATTGTTCAAGTAAATGCAGACCCAACAGGTGACCAGTTTGCAAATGTGTTATTGGTATCGGTAGGGACAGCAACTTATAATGTTATTAAAGGTTTTGAGTTTAAGGGTGCAAGCGGTATTGGTATCAATTTAGGAGGTAGTGATAGAGTTACGCTTTTGAATTGCAGTACAAACAATAATGGGGAAGATGGAATTGACGGCGACGATAATAATAGGTTGTTGAATTTTCTTACGCATAATAATGGGACAACTACAAGTCATCGTGGGATTGACATTGATTTAATTTCTGAGTTAATAGGGGTAATTTCTTATGGTAATGGTGGTGGTGGTATAAGAATATCCTGTGGTTTAATAGCCTTCAGTTGTGTATATAATAATGGTAATACTCAGCAAATAGAATTAAGTGCATCAGGTTATCTAAATGCAGTTTTGAATTGTACGATTGATGGAGAAAATCAAGCAAGTGCAAATGGGATTAATGTTCAAGTTGGTAATTATACCTGTAGGATTTTGAATAATATTATACATGATTGTAGTGCTGGAATTTGGGCGGCTAATGATTCCAGTGATAGAAATGTTACTTGGCATAATTTATATTCTTCATGTGGTGCTAATGTAAATATTCATGCACCTGATACAGACCCAATACATGAAGGTGGTCATGGTGACGTTTCAGATACACCAGATTTTGTAAATGAGGGTGCTGATGATTATTCAATAGCCGCCGCAGGTAATCCATTAGCTGTTGCTTTTGATTGTCAGTATGTAACAGATTATTGGAATAGTTATAATGATGGAGCAGGTGACAATCCACCGTCACCAGCATAAAATATGGCTACTTACATTGATATAGGTGCTTTTCAAAAAGACGGAATGGACATAGGTGCTTTCCAGAGGGAGTCGGGTGTGACCCCCCCCACAGGAATGATGACTACTAATACTGGTTACTGGGGTGCATTAGTAACTTTATTTGGATTGTTGCTATTAGGGGGTTTTTACTGATGGCTGATGGTTTGAAAATAGATCGTTCTGCTAATACAATAGCTATAGGCACCACGGGGAGTGTCACGACTATTAAAGAGACTGTTAAACATATTGGTACGACCAAGATGGGTGATGGTGGGACGACTAATTATACAGAAATTGAAGCAGACGGCACATTAGTGTTTAACGGGGCTGCAACTGTCTGGGATGACTACGTTACACCTATGAGCGCTGCGACTTTTAGAGGTGCTGCTAATAATCCTACGCTTACTAAGTTATTTGATGATGGTGCTGGTAGTACAGGAGTTTATGGTTATGTATTTGCAGACGGAGATGAAGTATTATTAACAATACAGATGCCTCATAAATGGAAAATAGCATCAACAATCTATCCTCATATACATTGGTTTGCAATGACAGATGTGGATCCTACTGATAAATTTGATATAGAATTTGAATATACATGGGTTGATATTAATGAAGATTGCGCTGCTAATTCTACATTATTAAATGTGGAAATTGATACAGGGGTGGGTTCTCAATATAAACATCAGGTTTCGGGCCTTACTACATCAAATGCTGGCATAGCAGGCACCGGTCATACTTTGTCGTCGGTATTATTATGTAGATTAGAAAGAGTTGCAGCGGCATCTGATAACTATGCTGGTGGAGTATGTATAATGGATTTTGATATACATTATGAAATAGACACTATTGGTAGCAGGCAAGAGTATACAAAATAATGAGAAAAGAAATATTGTGCAGTTGTGGTGGAACCTGTGAAGGTAACTGTCGCAAAAGTAATCTTAATCATAAATGGGGCCAATGTGTCAGTGCTTATGAAAAACCAAGAACTAAACGACAAACTCGAAAAAGGCGACAAACGCAGAGCGGGGAGACTTCTTTCGACTTTCCTTCGGGAAATCGCCCAAGAAGAAATCAGCGTCGCGAACGGCGACACTCCACCGCGGAAAGTTACTAAAGCTCGTGCGCTCGCCGACCAGATATGGGCCAGAGCCCTCGGTAGATTCACATATCGGGAAATAAATGGTATGATTAAAACGCCGCCACCTGATAAGCAGATGATAGAGCTTATTTTTGAACGTTGTGAAGGCAGGGTTGGAACTGAAGAGGAAGAGAAAAAGAAAGACACGAATGTACCTGACAGGGTGAGTGATGCTAATAAACAGAAGTTAATTAAAATAGCTCAAGGAGCTTAATGCCAAGCGGATTCTTATCACAACCTGAACTATCAGAGCCTTTTCCAGATATAAAGAAGTTCTGGCACTGTCCTAAGACGGGCTTAGTAGTTCCTAATTGGGACGCTGCTAATCGTCAGTACAGGGAAGACCTGCTTAAAGCCGCTGAGAATGATGTGGTTATGCAGAGGGACCTGCTTGGGGCGTGTGCTAAGAGTTTCCTATTCTGGGTGAATACATTCGCATGGACGTATCACCAAGAGGACATCGACCCCGAGACACACAAGATGAAGCCTTCTCAGATAGCGGACCATCCGTTCATTACCTGGGAATGTCAGGATGAAGTTGTTGCAGATATGGAGATGTCGTTCATAGAGGGTGATGATCTCCTGATAAAGAAGTCGCGGGAAATGGGTGCAAGCTGGTTATGCTTGCTGTTTCTTCATTGGTTATGGCTGTTTAGACCAAGTACAGAGATTCGAGAGATGTCACGAAAAGAAGGTCTGGTAGACGGTGATGCTGACTCATTGATGTGGAAGCATGATTACATCAACGGCTGGTTGCCGGAATGGATGCGGCCACCGGGCGTGCTTATACGCGGGCGCGGGAGTAGAACGAAACTGCATATCTATAACCAACTAAACAAGAGCATGATAGCCGGCGAAGCTACTACGGCTGTCTCATTAAGTGGAGGTCGTTGTGCAATACTTTTCTTGGATGAATTTGCTAAGGTTGAGAATGGTCAACAGATTCGGTCAGCGACACGTGACGTTGCCCCTTGCCGATTGGTCAATTCTACTCCATTCGGTGCAGGAACTGAATACACCCGATGGAAAAATTCAGGACAAATTAAAGTGGTTGAACTCATGTACTGGCGACATCCTGAAAAGGGTGCGGGAAGATACATCAGGAAGGATGACCTTGGGCGTTACCACATCCACTCTCCGTGGTTTGACATCGAAGAGGGGGCAAGAAGCCCTCAAGAGGTTGCTCAGGAGATACTTGCGGAAGATATAGAATCAGGAGAAACTGTATTTACCATAGCGAATATTGAGAAGCACATACAATCGAACGTGAAGGAACCTAAAGGTAGGTTCAATATTATTCTTAAACGTGATATACCGGAAGCGAAAATTCCGCAGTTCATACAGCGTCGAAGCATTGATGCTATAGATATTAGAAAGGCGAAAGATGGAAAATTACATTGGTGGGGTCCCCTCGTCCTCGGAAGACCAGACCAAACTAAACAGTACATCTTTGGGATTGACACCAGTAAAGGTCAAGGAGCTTCAGAGTCTGTTATCTCTATCAAATGCAAAGAAACTGGCAGAAAAGTTGGCCGATGGTCAAGTGCTAATAGTCCACCATACGAGTTCGCCAAAATCGTTATCGCTACAGCTATCTGGGTCGGTGGTGCTAACCCACGAAGGTTGCCTTTTCTTAAATGGGAAGAAAATGGACCTGGGTGGGACCTCGGGCGGTTAATCGTTAAAATATATCATTATCCATATTATTATACACCAGAGAAACCTGGTATGATAGGAAGCGGTGTTCCCAAGAATCAACGTAAGTATGGATGGCACAACAGCCGGCAGACTAAGATGGAATTGCTTGACTTGTATAATAGAAAACTTGCTCATGGTGGTTATTTTAATCCAGATAAAAAGTCATTAGACCAGTGCAAGTTATATATACATTATCCCGGTGGTGGGTTAGGCCCTGCTGAAATGGTGTTTGAATCTGCCTCCGCTCGATTACTTCACGGTGACATAGTAATGGCAGATGCCTTGACATTGGAAGACGACAGGATACCACAGGTTAAGCACAAGGGTATAATCGCACCGCAGGGGTCGTTTGCGTGGCGTAAGAACCAGAAACGAAAGCGAAGCCGGAAGTCTAAGAGTTGGCGTAAAGAGTTCAGCTTTGTAGCGTAAGGAGCAGGCATGAAAATAAACGTAGACCCAAAGAAACTTCAACAGGCAGTGAAAGCCGGATTCGACCGTGTGAGAACATACCGTAATGGGCGGGCGATGTTTATTAAGGAGTATTGTAGCCAGTATTTCAGAGAAACAAAGGGACTTGCAGGCGATGCTCCGATTAACCTCCTCTTTACTACTATACGTGCGTATGTACCTAATCTCGTGATGAAGACCGGTATAAATAAAGTGACTACTGAAATCATGTCACATAAATTCACTGCTGAGTTACTTGGATATGGTCTTGATGCTCTGCATACTGATATAAAATTGAAGGATAAACTGCGGGCATGGATTGTAGATGCTATCTTTGGTATTGGCATCATGGAGACTGGCCTGGGAATATCTGACAATCTGATTAGCATCGGTGACATTGACAAAGACCCCGGAGAAATATATTCGCAGACTGTAGACCTCGATGACTTTACATTCGACCCGGCTTGTACTGACCTTAAGCGCGCGTTCTTCCTCGGCCACATAGTGCGTTGTCCAAGAGCAGAACTTCACGCTATTGACGGACTTAACGCTGAACTCATCAACCGCTTACCCAAGGCATTGCTGGAAGGTAAGAAACGAGATGAAAAACAGGTAGAGAATATCAGTCAGGATAGCACTAAGAATACTGATATGCAGGACATCGAGGACTACGTAGAGGTGGTAAAAATATACGTACCACACGCTAATGCTATAGTATATATGCCGGACCCGCGTAGAATTACATTTGATAATTTCATAGGTGTCAAGGAGTTCTATGGTCCATCTACAGGACCATACGAGTTTTTGAGCTTAACGCCTCCTGTGCCCAATAATCCGCTGCCGGTAGCACCTGTAGCTATATGGTATGACCTGCACGTAATGGCTAACCGGACGTTCAAGAAGCTTATGGACCAGGTTGATAATCAAAAGGACATCATCTTCTACCGTCCTGAACTTGCGGATGTCGCGCAAGATGTTCTTGATGCTGGTAATCTGGAGATGATAGCCTGCCAAGACCCAGCAGGTATTGCTATGCAGTCCTTCGCTGGTCAGAACCCGATGAATGTTGAGATGGTTGACAGGTTACAAGGGTGGTATAATTATATAGCTGGTAATCCTGAGCAGATAGCCGGCGTTCAGAATAAGGCTAAATCTGCTACTCAGGCTCAGATTATGCAGGCTAATTCGAGTATAACACTGAATGATATGCGGGACATCATATATGACCGAACCGCTGACATCAGTAAAGACCACGCTTGGTATCTGTGGACTGACCCGCTTATTAATGTACCAAAAACTAAGCGTGAATCAGGTGATAAAGAAGTACAGTTATGGTTAACACCTGAACAGATGCAAGGTGATTTTCTTGAGTTCGTATTCAAAATTCAACAGCGTTCTATGTCACGGTTGGATCCGCAAACACGGTCTAATCGTATCATGGAGTTTGCTATAAAAGTATTGCCTGGTGCTGTGATGGCCGCTCAGTCGTGTATGCAGATGGGCGTACAGTTTAACTTGCAGAAGTTTCTAACGAATCTTGCTGAAGAACTTGACATTGGCGACTTTATGATGGATGTGTTTAATGACCCTGAGTTCCAGCAGAAGATGGAAGTAATGCTCCAGATGGGGCCACAGAACGCAGGTAAAGCAGGAGGAGGTGGTGGCGGGGGGCTCTCACCTGGAGGCGTGATGCAACAGGGTGGTGCGCCGGTTGCCAAAACTCCTGCTAATATAGGGCAGGAGAACAATATGAACGCTCAAGCTGGAGTTACACAACCAGCGGCGATGTCAGGAGGTTTTTAATGACTAAAGAAGAAGCGGTAGCAGCGGCTAAGTTAGAAAAGAAGGTTGCTGAAAAAATCAAAAAAATAAGAAAAAGAGGGACAAAATGAAACCTTATACTTTCGGGTGTAACGTATGCGGGCGGGTAATAGAGAATGATATATGCCCATTTGATGATGATAATAAGCGCATCTATTCAACTGAGTGCTGTGGTGAACACATGCAGCGGTTAATGGGCGAGGCTAAACATTGGAATATTAATGGAGGCACATATATTAGAACGAAGTATTCAGATTCATTAGCGGTAAGTGTAGCTCAGATTGATGAGCATAAAACCACTTTTCCAGATATTAAAGTAGACTCGCAAGGCAGACCTGGATTCGACACAGTTAAGCAGCACGATGATTATCTTAACCAAACCGGGTTCGTGAAAGCGACGCAGAAAATACGAAGTAAGGGTGTAACTATCTGAAACCAGCCTAACCCCGTGTTACCTTGGACGTTCTAAGGTAACAAGGGAAGCTTGATTTAAGGATATTAGATATGAGTACAAATGCAGCAAAGAACCAGTTAAGTGAGAAGCAGGACTTCGAGATAACCCCAGAAATGGAAGCCAGCGTACAGGAGCGTTTGGACGCTATAGGGCCTGTGGATGAGGCTGACTTGGAGGA